TAAATCCTTTTTCTCTATTTTGAACAAGTATCAAATCACGACCTGATATTTTTGTTTCCAATGCAATTGGTTGTGTGTTCATTGCACCCATTCCACCACCCATTGGAGCTGCCATAGGTGCAGTTCCACCGCCACCAGTGTCAATGCCTTTTTTACTCAAGTTTGATATTGCTGCACCAGCTGCAACCAATGCAATACCACCAACAATTGCAAGTGGACCATTCATATTTTTGATTGATTCTTTGAGCAATATTTCTGCAATACCCATTGCAATCATTGCTTCACCAAATTGCCCCATAAACTTGCCAATTGAATCAAGTAAACCACGCCCAAAATCTTTCATTGTAACATCACCACCACTTATCACACTACCTAAAAAGTTTCCAAATGAAACAAGTCCTTCAGTTGCAAGTGATTTTAATCCACTACTTAATGATTCACCCATTTTCATTCCTATTCTTTGTGCTTGAGTAACAAGACCTAATTCTTCGTTTGAAAATTGTTTAATTTTTATTTGTACAGGTTCAAATGCTTTATTTGCTTGTTCACTTATTTGTTTAGTAACATTTTCAATTCCTCTTTTTGGTGGTGCTTGTATTGCAATTGCAGTTGATTTTGTTTTTCCAGTAGTTGTTCCACCAGTAGTTGTTCCACCACCTTCAGGAGTAACACCAAGAACACTATCTTCACCAGCTTGTGTCAAACCTGTTACTTCTTTTTTAATACCTTTTAATGTTTCTTTGAATGACTTGAGTTCCTTTGTTGCTTCACGTGGTTCAAGTTTGAACTTATCAAAGAACTCATCAACACCAATATCAATACCAAATAAACCAGCAAACTTTGCAAGTCCTTTTGCTATTGTTTTCACCGCATCAAGTGTATTGTTTGCAATACTTACCCATAAATTATAAAAGAAATCTGCAAAAAATTGTGCATTGTCTTTTACATACATAAACACCGCAACAAGTCCAGCAAGTGCAGCACTGATTCCAACAACCCACAAAATGATTGGATTTGCCATTAAAGTTGCAAGTGCTAATTTTATCCCACCAATTGCGAATGCTAATGGTCCAAGAACTGCAACTAATCCAGCAAACACAGTAATTGCAGTTTTTACATATGGATTTAGGTTCGCAAATTTCATTGCAATCTTTGCAAGTATATCAGCAACAAATCCAACCGCTGGAGCCATGATCTCACCAAATGATATTGCAAGTCCTTCAGTTGCTGATTTTAAACGCATCATTGAACCTTCCAATGTTGCATCCATAATTGCAGCCATTGATGATGCAGTCACGCTTGTGTCAGATAGTTTTGCATTCATTTCAGTAATTGCATCACCACTTTGTGCAAGTGCAACCGCAACAGTTGCATTTTCTTTGCCAAACATATTCATTGCAGTTGTTGGTGGATCAATAGAATTGTTTATTTTATCCATTGCATCCTTAAATGACATACCTGATTTTCTTGTCATTAAGAATATATTTTTTAAACCAGTTCCAGCCGTTGTTGCTTGTATGTTTTTACCAACCAAAACACCAAGCATTGAAGTTGTTTCTTCAAGTGTTATTCCTAAACTTGATGCAACCGCTGACACTTTTGGCATTGAGTTTTGAAATTTCTGCAAATCCAATGCCGATCCACTAAATGCTCTCGACATTACATCAGTGACCCTTGTCATTTCACCAGCTTCTAAACCGAAACCACGCAATGTACCCCCAGCAACCGATGCAGATTGTGCCAAATCTTCACCAGTTGCAAGTGCAAGGTCTAATGTTGCAGCAGTGATTTTTTGTATTTCTTCAGAACTAAATCCAAGTTTAGAGTAATTCAACATTAATTCTGAAACTTCAGATGCACTGAATCGTGTTGCAATACCCAAATCCTTTGCAAGATTTGTCAAGTTTTGAAAATCTTTTCCAACCGCACCGCTAATGGCTTGAACTTTTGCCATTGATTGCTCAAAGTTGGCAAACGTTTTGACTGCAAGTCCACCAAGTATTGCAATTGGTGCGGTCAATGACATTGACATTGATTTGCCAATTGACTGCATTTTTTTACCTGAAGAACGAAGTTGTCTTTGTAAATTTTGACTTGATGTGCTAAACGCTTTTAAGTCAAATCCAGCCCTTATATTAATACTTTTCTTTGCCATTTTAATTGAACCAGTTTGGTTTTAGTTTTTTAAGTTGTTCAATTTCTGTTTTTGTGTATGGATTTGATTTTGTTCCTTTTTTACCGCTTTGTTCTTCCCATTCAAACTTCATCAAATCTTGTGGTCGTTTCATTGTTTTTTGTCCTTGTGATTTTAACGTTACATATGAAACCAATCTTGCAGTTTCCCACAATGATCTTGCATTTATGTTTTCGTTTAAACGATGACCAATGTACGCATCCCAAATGTCAACCATCGAATAACTTTCCAAACACAAAGGAGTTTGTTTCAACGTACCCAATACAAACCCCCTTATGAAATTAGTCAATGGCAATTTTACTTTTTTGCTTCAACCTTTAAATTACCCAATGCACTTAAATCATTTTGCATTGCTTCAGTGAATACACTAATCAAACCCATGTCATCATCAATTGCATCAATAATAAAATCTTTTGTGACCTTTTCACCTGATGCCTTCATTCCAGCATAAGCAATTTCAACAATCATGTTCATTGTGACATTTTCGCCCATTTCAGAAATTGATGATCCAGTTTCTTTTTCATACATTAACAATGCTTTGAAACCGAATTTAAATTTGTACTCCTTGTTTTTAATTTTTATCATGTCACAAATATAAAAAAAGGAGATGAAGTTACCCCCATCCCCCATTTTTCACAATATAACAAAAATCAATTTCTTACACAGTTGCTTGTGTTATTGCACCAGTTCCTTCAAAAGATACTGAAAACGTGCTTGATTCTTCAAGTCCATCAGTTCTTTCAAGTGAAGTGATATAACAAGAACCACTGTATTCTTTGTCACCAGCTACATCAGTTGTCCATGTTACAGTCACCAAAGTTCTGCCAGTGAACACAGTGTATAAATCCTCATATCCATACGTTGCATCTTCAGCAAAAAACCCTTCAGCTGAACCGCTAAATGATTTTTGTCCTTCTAATGCTTCCTTCCATCCGTTTGAGTCTTTTGTTGATGCATCTCTTGTTGACATATCAAATGTCAATGAGTTTGATGTTAAGTGTGCTATGGTTGTACCACCCACTTGTATTTTTGCTAAAGTTCCATTCAATATTCCAGTCGAAGCCATTTTTTTATTCTTTTAAATTTAAATACAATATTACTTATTAGATTTTTTATTTTTTGTAACTTTTTTAACTTTTGGCTTTTCTTCATTATCCATTGCCACTTCAACAATGTGTTCAATTTGTTCTTCAAAAGTAAAACCATCAAGTGCTTTTGCTACTTTTAACTCAATTAATTCTTTGCCCAATTTATTTGATACACGCAATTGTGATCCTTCAGGCAATGTTTTTGCATGGATTGCATAATCCTTTGTTAATTCTATCCTCATAAATTTAATTTTTTAGCTTTTCTTTTTATATACTTTTCAAGTTTATCACTCGCTTGTGTGTATATTTTATCACTCGTTTCAGAATAAGTTTTCTGAATAAAATTCTTTTTTCCAGTTGGGTTTGCTGAATGTGTTCCAACTCCGTACTCAATCCACCACGCATAAAAACCATCAAACTTCCTTGCACCTTTTCCATATTGTGGACCAACTAAAACATTTGGATATTTTTTTGATGGTGATGTTTTGACCTTAATTGCGTTTTTTAGTTCTTGTGGTGGGTAATCAGTACCCCTTATAGTAATAGTTTCAGTTCGTTGATTTGGTGCATTTTGTTTCATCTTATCAACCACTGGTTGCATTTGCCTTCTTAATATCTTAAGGATTTCACTCCTTTTCATCTTGTCATCCAAAGATTGAATTTCAAGCATAACACCTTCAAAACCTTCAATTTTATAGTTTATCATAGTTTTTTGTTTGCACTTATCATCAGACCTTCACGACCAAGTTCTTGGATGTCAAGAATGTCATAGTATTTTGAATTGTAAACAATACGCATTGATTCATCAATTCCATCAAAAAAACGAATCTTGAATTTAACCTTATTTGTTGATGTAACTTGGTCCGCTTCAACTTTTTCATTACCAGTTCCACGTTGCACATTTGCAAACGTTGTGTGATACGTTGACCAACTTGCAGTGTATTCACCAATTGAAT